GGCATGCCAGACTTCACGGACAATTCGATTTTCTATCATTCTAAAAAAGTAAGTCCATCTTGGTCCACCCATTTTCATAAGACCATGGCGATAGAAGATCATATTTTTTATACGGAGAAACCATGAAATTGGTAGTAGATAACAGCAAGAAAACAAAAGACTATAAGAAAGATGTTAGTGACATATATCTTTTGACAAAAGAATTTATGACCGCCACTGAGTTCTCATATTTTATTGAGGTTGAGGCGTCTAGAACAAATTCTTCTTGTATGGATACGTTGATTGAATACTGTGAAAAGAAAGAAATTGAAATTGAGGGGATTACTAAATTTATAAACAACTCCCTCAAAGAGCGTATTAAACAAGAAGCTATATTTTTAAACCTTGTTAAAATGAAGAAGGAACCACGGTTGGAGTTTTAATGGATGAGTTCGAAGCATTTAAGCTGTATCGTAACTTGCGCCTACACTTTACTGACCCACGGTTTGACATAAGAACAACTCATGCCAGAAATGTCACTCGCAAGTCTTTAGAGAAGCAAAAATTTAGACCAATTTTGAAAAAGCTTATATCTCTATACAGCGAAAAGCAATTTATAGAATATATGGTTTCTAACTTTGCCACTGGTGACCAACACGGCGGGATGTTTAATTTTGAAGGTGAAGAAATCTACAAAAAGTGGTTGCAAAGACAGAAGAAAATAGAGTATACTTTTAATAACGATCTGGATTATATTCAGTATCGTATGGATTCCGAAGATGTTGAAGACTGTATCGAAGAGGGCAATCACCCTTTAGTCTTTAAACTTCTGATGGGTTCAAAGATCTCTCTGGAAACAGTTGTGATCTTTAACAAAATCTATCCGTTTGTGGATAGGTGTAAGGATGACATGATTCTTCAAGATACATGTCTTTTAGTAAACAAATATAGTCCGTTTGTCAATATAAATAAAGCGCACTATATTGAGAAATATGATGGAAAGTTGAGAACGCTATGTCTAAAACACATAGAAAGTCTTTGAATCAAGAGAGACGTATCAGACGAGTAGGTAAAAACAAGTCAAGGCTTGACAAATACCCAAAAGTTGTTTATGATAATCTAGATTCATTAGACGATGAATTCAGTGCAGTACAAAAAACAAACCGCAATATCACGCAATAAACCGCTATATCTCGTATAAGGAGAACAAAATGGCTAATACACTTTCGGCTCTGCGTCAAGCTACCAATGACTACGACAAGCTCATGAGTGCCGTAGAAAAAATGTCAAGCGCACCTAAGAAGAACGGTGCTGATGACAGAATTTGGAAGCCCACCCCAGACTCTCGCGGAAACGGAGAATGCAAAATTCGTTTCCTACCATTCACCCAAGGCGAAGATGATCTTGTGATTCCTGTTGTAAAAATTTGGGATCATGGCTTTCAAGGCCCAACGGGTAAGTGGTATATTGAGAAATCCCTCACCACTATCGGGCAAAATGATCCAGTTTCAGAGTTGAACAGTCAACTTTGGGGAAGCGGCTCTGAAGCCAACAAAGAGACTGCACGTAAGCAGAAGCGAAGGCTCTCTTACTACGCAAACATCTTGGTGGTTGATGATCCTTCCAACCCCGATAACAACGGGAAAGTTTTCTTGTACAAGTTCGGCAAGAAGATTTATGATATGCTTGAAGAGCAATTCAGCCCCCGTTTTGAATCAGATGAACCCGCTATTCCTTGGGACATCGATAACGGCAAGGTTTTTGTCTTGCGAATGAGTCAAGTCGCTGGCTATCGTAGCTACGACAAGTCTTTCTTCACGCAAGAAAAAACTCCATTGGCGTCTACCGATGAAGCAATTGAGGCCATCTGGAATCAACAGCACAAACTGAAGGAACTCATTGATCCTTCTACGTTCAAGAGCTATGAAGAACTTTCTCAGAAGCTTCAGCAAGTTCTTGGTGGTGCACCTAACGCATCTGTACCACGGGCAGAAGAACTCACGTCTGTAGAAGAAACTGTTACTTATAGTTCTACTGATGATTCCACTGTCACAGTAGATGTTTCTGATGACGATGAGGATGCAATGTCCTACTTCTCAAAGCTCGCAGAAGACTAATAAAATTTCCTGGGTAAGAGTTTAAACTGCCCCATTCTTTTATGCATGGTCTAATTTTTGGCGGTTTACGAGAAAACATGATAGGTGACGATATCAGCATTCGTCGCTCTATTGGTGCACATAAAATTGCCACTTTCCTTAGAGAACACCATTACGACATCGAAGTTCTAGATTACATTCATGCATGGACGCTTGAAGAATTGCAGGCGTACACAATGTCTCGCGTTCACATAGACACTGTATTCTTTGGATTTAGTTCTACCTTCACCATAGAATCTCCCGTTGTAAACGAGTTTGTACAATGGTTGAGAAAAACATATCCATCTATCCCTACCGTATCTGGCAGTCAAAACAATTCTATGATTGGTCTGGGTTGTGATTGGATGATTTTTGGATTCGGTGAATATGCCATTTTGGAGTTGTTAAAATACTTTCAAGGCGGTAAAGAGCCAATACACACAAATCGAATTATAAATTGCTACGATAACTACAGAGCATTTCCAAAGTCTGATCTTACAGTACGATATCAAGAAAGAGATTACATCTCTGACCGAGAGATCTTGTTATTAGAATTTTCACGCGGCTGTAAATTTGAGTGTGCGTTTTGTTCATTTCCAGTGCTGGGCGTAAAAGAAGATCACACCCGATCCGCAGACAACCTGTACGATGAGTTGTTGAGTAACTATGAGAAACATGGTGCAGAACATTACATTGTGCTTGATGAAACTTTTAATGACTCCAGTGAAAAAATCGCAAAGTATGCTGAAGTTATTAGAAAGCTCCCTTTTCAACCAAAGCTTACTGGATATATTCGCGCAGATCTCTTAGTGTCCCGTCCCAAAGATTGGGACAACCTTATTGACATGGGATTTTGTTCACACTTTTACGGTGTTGAATCTTTTAACAATGCATCCGCAAAAGCAATTGGAAAAGGAATGAACACGTCCAAACTTCAAGACGGATTGCTTGCAGTTGATGAATATTTTAGAAAGAATGCTGGTTATTACAAAGGCCACATATCTCTCATTGCGGGGTTGCCGCATGAGACACTTGAAAGTCTTAGAGAAAGCGTGTCTTGGATACACAAGTATTGGTATAAGAATTCTTGTGTCATGAACACTCTAATGATCAAGGATTTTGACTCTCCTGTTCATGAGTTGACACATTTCTCTAAGTTTGACAAGTCATGGAAAGACTACGGTTACAAGGAATTTGAGTATCCAAATGATTTGAAAGTAAATTCAAAATACAGTAATTATTATGAAAAGCTTGATCACATACTCAAAAACAAGGAATATGGCTATATTGGTTGGGATAATGGTAATATTACCATTGTTGATGCCATAGAATTTTGTGCGAATGAGTTTGACACGGATGCTATATATAAGTATAATAATATAGATCCATTTACATTTGACAAGTTTTTCATTGACCCAGATGTATCATGGACAATGTTAATGGGCAGTTCTCTTGGCCCTGAAAGGAGAGAAAACATAAATCGATTTATTTATGAGTACAAAGTGAAGAAGTTAACGTTAACTAACAAAGGTGAAACATTATGAAACTACTGAAAGCACTTTGCACGTGCACAGTACTGCTTTTCACCACCACCGCATGTGCGGGTAATCAAGCGGCACAAGATTACTACGTGGCAATGGCGGCGGCGGCAGAAAATGCAAGTCGTGCACAAGAGGCAAAGTTTCTCGCCCTATCACAACTTGCTGGGTCTTCTGATCCAGGTGCGGCAACAGCGGCAGTTATGGCTATTGCACTCACGCAAGAAAAGATAGTAGCCCCTCAATATGTCGAATCTAATGCTCTTAAGTGGGCGCAAGTTTTGACCCCCGCAGTAAGCACTCTTGGTCTTGGAGCCATTCAAGCGGCAGTCTCTATGAATGCTAGTGATAACTCCAAAGATATTCAGATGGCAAGCTTCTCGTCCAATGAAGCAATTCAATTGGGACAACAGAACATGGTTACCAATCTTGGTAGTTCATGGGCTGACGCGGCGGCTACTGCTGGTGGTGGCGCAATTGAAGTGGCTATGGCTGGCTTTGATGCACTGAACGTTTCTGGTGGTCAAACTGCGGATGTTGCTATTGCTGGTCTAGGCACTGCCGATAGTATCGCTGGTGCTGGCTTTGATGCAAACACAACCATCGCTGGTCTAGGATTTGCTACCGTTGATTCAGTTGCGACTACAGGATTTACTACTGTTGATTCAGTTGCGACTACTGGCATTAGCACAGTTGGTGCTGTGGGTGTGGCTGGTATGGCACAAATTGGCGCTACTGCACAAGTTGGCATGGATAACATTGAAACTGTCGGTCTAGCTGGTATGACGAATC